AAATCAAGGAGAAAATAAAGAAGATGTAAAAGAAGTAGAAACACATGAAAACGTATAAAAAAACAAAAAAAATACTTAAACCATCAACAGCTAGCAAGTTATTAAAACTTGTTAGTGGTTTATGGGTTAACTATATTAAAACACCAATTAATAATTTATGGTGGAAAACAATTAAAAAACCTTATTTAAATTATAAAGAAGAGAAAGCTAAAAAAGCTGAAATTTATAATATTAAAAACCATTTCTCTAAAAATTTTGCTAATCATGATTTGGTTAAAGATTTAATGTATAATCAACCATATCAACAAACAGACATGTCAAAATTAATGGGGGATTTAATCAGTAATAGAAAAGAAATGTTTATGGTTAAAAGTGGTAAGATACCATTCTTATTCGAACCAGATATTATTGATATTCACAATGATAATTTAAATACTAACGCACCATCATTAGAGGATTTAATTAAAATTAATAATGAAAACGCTAAAGAATCATTAAGGAAACAAACAATTAAAAGTCAAGCATCGCCAACAGCTAGTGTTTTAAGTAAGGATATTACACATAAAAATAAAATATTCACTACTGTTTCTGAAGATGAAAAAACTGAAGATGTATCAATACAAACTATTAGAGCGATTGATAGTGAACGTGCTAATAGAGACTTTAAATATTTTATGGATACATTAAATAATATTAAGAAATAATCAATAAGGGTTGATTTTTAGTTAAAAATGTAGTATATTTGTATAAATAATACACATATATACATATATTAAAATGGTTTTAGAACAAGAAAGAATCGTTGCTAATACAAAAAAGTATTTTGATACAGCAACAAAATTAGGTTTCATGAATGAAGGGTTGATGACCTTTTTAGGTGAAGAATTTATCAAAGCACCAGCATCTAGTATGGCTGATTTCCATAACGCATTTGAAGGTGGTCTTATTGAACATTTACTTAATGTTGCAAAATATGCAGTTTTGATTAATAAGTCATTACCAGAAGATGAGCAAGTAAAACAAAATTCACTTGTTAAGGTTTGTTTACTTCACCAAATTGGTAAAGCTAAATTATACAAACCATGTGAATCAGAATGGCATCGCAAAAATCAAGGTAAGATGTATGAGTTCAATGATGAATTAACATCTATGCGTGTTGGTGAAAGAAGTATCTTTTATGCAACAGCTAATGGTATTACATTAACTGATGAGGAATATATAGCTATCTTGAATTTTGATAAAACTGATGATAAAATGTCAGAGTATCACAACTCAATGGTTGGTGAGTTATTAAAAATGGGTAGTGTTTTAGCTATTAAAAGCGAACAAGGAAAAAGATAATGAATATAGATGATATGAAAAACAAAGCACTTCTAGTGATGGACCCAGATAGTGGGTACACATTAGAAGACTTTGATGATGAGTTTTGTGTTACTCAAGAAGTAACTCCAGAATTCAAAAAAATTGGTTTATCATTTGTTAATGAATCTAATAACCCAGACCCAGAATATGCAACAGATGGTGCATCTGGTTTTGACCTTAGAGCTAATTTGAAAGAAAGTTTAGTTATAAAATCTGGTGAGTATATGTTAATAAAAACTGGTTTATATTTTGATATTCCAGATAATATGGAAATAACTATTAGGTCAAGGAGTGGTTTAGCGTATAAACATGGTGTTTGTGTTCTTAATGGGGTTGGAACTATAGATAGTGACTATACTGGTGAAATTGGTGTTTTATTAATTAACCATGGTAAAGAAGATTTCATTATAACTAATGGTGATAGAATTGCACAAGGTGTTTTAACTAGTGTTTTATGTAAGAACATTGTTAAGTTTGTTAAAGAAACTGAAATTAATAAAATTACCTCTAGAGGTAATGGTGGTTACGGCTCAACTGGTTCTAAATAAGACCAATTCTTTATATTATGTCTACACCTATAACTTGCCGTTCCTATTGAAATATTATAAAATCTAGCAGCATCAGAAGCACTAATAAAAATAACCTCACCAACAATAACTTTTTTACTTGTTGGTGAGGTTATTCTCATTTTAGCAATAACACTCATTTTAATTTTATTTTCTTCTGAATGTTTTTTACCATAAAATGGGTTTTTACAACCACTTAAATTATCACTTATCTTCTTTTTTGATTCTTCTGAATGTTTTTTACCGTACATACCATTCTTATCACCAAATTGTGGTTTACTCATCTTCTTTTTTGATTCTTCTGAATGTTTTTTACCGTACATACCATTCTTATCACCAACTAATTTACCTTTCCTATCTAACGAAAATTTATTTTTTGTTTCTTCACTATGTTTCAGACCTAACATCCAACCAGTTTGACCACCAAAGGAAATATTATAACCAATTTCTTGGTTATTTGTTTTTAATTTTTCTATCCAATATTTTTCTTTATAATTTAGGTCATCAATTGTTTTACAAGTTTCTAATACTTCTTTTTTAAAATTTATAGTACCGTATTTTTTAATAGCTTGTTTTAAAATTATACCAGACCCTAAATATTTAGGGTTATTTTTTGAATCTTGACCTATGTATATCTTACCGTTTATTAGGTTTGTTGTTTTATATATAATCATATTTTAAACGACCATTAAGTGGTCTTACCACAAATATAACATTAAAACTAAACAATGTCAATAAGATTCTTTACTATATCAATTTTTTTATCTATATTTAAATAAAAAATTATGATAACAGTAGTATATTGTACGAGAGAAACAAATCCAGAACATAAAGAACATTTAATAAAATCATCTGGTCTTCACAAACACATTGAAGTGATTGAAATAATCAATAACGGTGAAAGCCTTACCCATGCATATAATCGTGGGTTAAAACAAGCTAAAAACGATATTGTAGTATTCTGTCATGATGATTTAACACTTGAAACTAAACAATGGGGAAATAAATTAATTAAACAATTTAGTAAAAACTCAGAATTTGGTATAATTGGTGTTGCTGGTTCCAAATCGCTACCAACTAGCGGACAATGGTGGGAAGATAGAAGTAAAATGTATGGTAGAGTCCAACATACACATGAAGGTAATTCATGGTTATCATCTTATTCAGAAGACTTAGGTCAAGAATTAGAAGAGGTGGCTGTTGTTGATGGTGTTTTCTTTGCTGTTGATAAATCTAAACTAAAGGTTGAATTCAATGAAAGTGTTGAGGGATTCCATTTCTATGATGTTACATTTTGTTTTGAGAATCATTTAAAAGGTGTTAAGGTTGGTGTATCTACTGTAGTTAGAGTTAACCATAAATCAATTGGTATGACAAATGAATCTTGGGAAACTAATAGACAACAATTTGCTGAAACATTCAAAGAACAATTACCTACCAAAGTTAAAAAAGTTTTACGTAAGAATGAAAAACTTAAAGTATTGATTGGGTGTTTAAACTTTAATGGTTATACTGGTTCAGAACTTTATGTTTTTGAATTAGCAAAACAATTGATAAAAGAAGGTTGTGAGGTTAGTGTTTGTTCAAACATAGGTCAACCACTAATTACCGCTGCTAATAAATTAGGAATTAAAATGTATACACTACAAGAACCTCCAGGTTTTAAATTGGGTGATGGTAAATGGTTACTTAAAAGTGCTGAAGGTGAGGTTGTTTCTCAACCAAATACACTTTATAAATTAAGTGATATAAACTTTGATGTGATACATTTGAACCATAAACCAGTAACAGAACATTTATCTAGATTATACCCTAATACACCAATGATTTGTTCAATACATTCAGAAGTTATTAATCTTGAAGAACCAGTTATATTACCAGAAATTAAGAAATACATAGCTATTAGACCAGAAATAAAACAATACATAGTGGATAAATTTGGTATTGATTCTAAAGATGTTGATGTGATTTATAACCCAATCGATAATAGTAGATTTAAAGTTGTTAAAAATAACGAAAAAAGGGAAAAGAAACGAATATTATCTGTGTCTACCATAGATTACTTACGAAAAAACATGCTAATAGATTTAATAAATAATTCAGTTATTGATGATTATGAATTATGGATTGTGGGTAAAAAAAATGGTGATGATTATTTAAGTGAGTTGATTAAAGATAAACCAAATATTAAATATTTTGAAGCAACTAAAAATATCGAGGATTTTATTCAACAATGTGACGAAACATCTGGTGTACTTTTGGGTCGTGTCACCATTGAATCTTGGATGTGTGGAAAACCATCTTGGATATACGACATATCATCAAATGGTGATATAATATCTAAATCTTTACATCAAGTACCATTAAATATCGATAAATTCAATAGTGAAAATGTTGTTAAACAAATAATTGGTTTATATAATGAAATATTAGAATAAATGGAAAATGATATAAAACAAAAAGGTATTTATAAAATAACCAACATAATTAACGGTAAGATTTATATTGGTAGCACTAGTGTTTCATTTAATAATAGATTTAAAAAACATATTAATGATTTAGATACAAATAAACATGGTAATCGTTATTTACAAAACGCATGGAATAAATACGCTAAAAATAGTTTTATTTTTGAAATTATTGAAATAATAGATAAAGATGAATTAATCATCATTAGAGAGCAATATTATCTAGATACATTACTACCAACTAAAAGAAATATTGGTTATAATATATGTAGTATTGCTGGTAGTTCATTAGGTGTTAAAAGAAGTGATGAATTTAAAGAAAAGATTAGACAAAATAATTTAAATATGTCTAAAGAAACTAGAGCTAAAATTAGTAACTCTTTAATTGGTCTTAAACAATCTAAAGAAACGATTGATAAACGGGTTAAAAAATTAATTGGTAGAGTTGGGGGTATGATAGGTAAAAAACATTCAAAAATAACAAAATTAAGAATGTCTAAAGCACATATTAAAAACAATTACATTAGTTGTTATAAAATCGGAAATAAACCACATAATATTAGAAAAATAATACAATTAGATTTAGAAGGTAATTTTATTAGTGAATGGGATAGTATGAATGAAATATAAAAAAAATTAAAAATAAGTCATGGTAATATAAGTTTAGTTTGTAGTGGTAAACGAAATAGTGCTGGTGGTTTTAAATGGGAGTATTTAGAAAATAATAACAATACGAATCAATTTTAGAATAAATGAAAACAATTATTACAGTTACTGGTATTAGACCAGATTTTATTAGAATGTCAGAAATCTTTAAAAAGTTAGATGAAAACTTTAATCATATATTGATTCATAGTGGTCAACACTATAATGCGTTATTATCAGATGTGTTTTTTGATGAATTAGAAATTAGAGAACCTAATTATAATTTAGGTATAGGTGGACCTAATAAAGAACATTTTCACCAAACTGGGGAATTATCAACAAAATTAATTGAATTGATAAGAAATGAAAACCTTAACCCAGACTTGATTATCTTTTTAGGTGATTCTAACTCTGTGGTGTGTTCTGTTGCACTTAAAAAAGAAGGTTATAAGATTGGTCATATTGAGGCTGGTATGCGTTCTGGAGATAAAAGAATGCTAGAAGAAATAAACAGAATGGTTTGTGACTTATGTAGTGATTTCTTATTTGTTTATCATGACAACTATAAAGCTAAACTAACCAAAGAAAATATTATTGATGGTGTTCATGTTGTTGGTAATACAATAGTAGAAGTTGTACAAAAACACAAACCAACTGGTAATAAGCGTAAAGATTGTATCATTTTAGATATTCATAGGCCAGAAAATTTCAAGTATAAAAATAGACTTGAGAATATTATCAAATATGCAAATGAAATATCAGACATTTATGTTTTACCAGTTTATATGTTATGTTTTCCTAGAACATTATCAATGATTGAAGAATTCAATATTGATTTGGGTAGAATAATACTTATAGACTTACTTCCTTTTAAAGGGTATATCGATGCTGTGTATAACTCTAGATTTATAATATCAGATTCTGGTACTGCACAAGAAGAACCAGCAATACTTGGAACTTCAGTTATCGTACCTAGAGACTTTACTGAAAGACCAGAGTCAGTTGAATCTAATTGTTCATTTATGTTAGATGTTAATTCACCAAATAATTCAACATGGTCTTCTAGTCAAAGTTGGTTATTATTAAATGCCGATAAAAGAGATATTAGTTGGTTAGGTGATGGAACCACAGCAAATAAAATAATAGAAATACTTAAACGAGATTTATTATGAAAATATCAATTGCAACTTCCTACTACAATCGTAGACCACAATTTTTAAATACGATAAAAACTATTCAACAATCAGCTCAAATTGATAATGTTGAATTAATTGTTGTTGATGATTGTTCTTCCGATGAACATAGAATAGATGATTTACCAGAGATATACCCATTCATAAAGGTTATTCGATTGGAATCTAACGATAGATGGTATACTAATCCGTGTGTACCATTCAATAAGGCTATAAAAGCCGCAACTGGTGATGTAATTATTTTACAAAACCCAGAATGTTTACATGTTGGTGATATCTTAAATGATATTGTTAATAAGATAAATGATGATGTTTATCTAACTTATGGTGTTTATTCTTTGGATAAAGAAACAACAAGTCATTTATATGATTTACCTTATGATAATGAACACATATTTAATATGATTAAATCACAAATAATGCCCATGAACAACATTAATTATGTTCATGAAGGTCATGCTTGTTGGTATAATCATTCACAATACAGACCAGCAGCATATCACTTTGTTGCGGCAATAACGAAAACAAATATGGATAAACTAAATGGATTTGATGAAAGATATTCTAATGGGATTGGGTTTGATGATGATGAATTTTTACACAGAATTAAATTACTTGAACTTGAAATACAAATACATGATGAACCGTTTGCAATACATCAGTGGCACTATAGTGAAAACAATTTTTTTGCTAAATCAGATAATATTAGTGAGGCTATTAATAAGAATCAAACACTATTTGAAACAATAACAAAGAATTTAAAAACAGCTAATGTCAACTGATATACCTAAAATAATGCATTTTTATTGGGATAAAAGTACTTTATGTTACTTACAATATATGACTATCATTAGTTTCAATAAGTTTAACCCAGATTGGAGAATAATAATACATGAAGGTAACTCTAGATGTGGTGCTATTACTTGGAATACTGGCGAACAAACGATTAAATATAGTGGTGAAGATTGGTATTATAAATTAAAAGAATTGGATTATGTTGAATTTAGGGTTGTTGATTTTGAATCCATAGGTTTTAGAGAAGATGTTTCTGAAATTTTTAAATCTGATTACCTAAGATGGTATTTACTAAGTACTATTGGTGGTGGGTGGTCCGATATGGATATTTTATTTACAAAACCATTAACTGAATTAAATATTGGTGACGCTAATACCGTTATTTGTTTTAGAGGTGATGTTCATATTATTGGATTCTTTTTATCAAAATCAAATAACGAATATTTCAAAAAAATACTAGATGAAATTAATTACGATTTTGATTTAAGTGATTACCAATCATTAGGGTCTGTTTTATTTAATAAAGTCCACCCATCTGATACTACAGATTGTATTGATGTTAAAATTAAAAATATAAGTATGGATTGTTTATATTCTTATCGAGATTATGATATCCCAATAATATTTCAAGGAATTGATTTAACTAAATTAATGGATGAAACCATTGGTGTGCATTGGTATAACGGTTCTAGGGTTAGTAAATTTTTTAACAATAATTACGACCCAAATACTCAAAATATAAGTAATACAATAACAGAAATATTAAAAATGATACAATGAAAATAGTAGGTTTTACACAATTAAGAAATGAATTATCAAAGGGTAATTTAATAAATTGGTTAACACAAATGTTTGAAATTTGTGATTATGTTTATGTCTATGACCAAAACTCTGATGATGGTAGTAAAGATGTCTATAAGAACTATCCTAAATTAGTGGTTGTTGAATCTGAAACAAATGACTTTAAAAATGAAATTATTTGTAAAGGAATTTTATTAGAGAAACTTTTAATAGAACAACCAGATACTGATTTTATACTTTGGTTAGATGGTGATTCATTATTAGATAGAAATTTAACTGATAATAACAATGAGTTATTAAATGTGATATGTGAACATGCAATTAAAAATGAAATAGACGGTATATTATTTGAACATTATAATTTATGGAGAAGTGATATACACTATAGAATTGATAATAAATATCATGATTTAAATCATGGTGTTTGTGCTTTATGGAAAAATAATGGTAAATTAGTTTTTGACAATATAAACGGGTTACATCAACCACAATACCCAAAAGGTATTGAAAAATTAAATAAGATTAATTTTGGCATTATACATAGAGGCTTTGCAACTGATTACCAAATCATGACAAAATATGATGTATACAAAGCCAATGGTCAGAATGGTTGGGCTTTGGATAGATTGTTAGATGAAAACACATTAGATGTTATGACAATCGATAAAAATGTACTACCCACTTGGTTTGAAGTAACTGATACCGAATTACCAATGGTAAAAGAAAAAATAATAGAAATTTATAATAAAACACATGAATAAAAGAATAGAAATAATAGCTTTGATTTTCAAATCTGTTGATTATTTAGATTTGATTTACAATGAATTAACTGGTGATAATTGTAAGGTAGATGGTTGGGACGTATCGTTAAGGATTGTTGCAAATGATGCTACCCCAAAAGTTATTGAAAAGTTAAAAACACTAGACATTCCATATTCAATTTATAATGACTCAAAACCCATGGATTATTATTTGAATCGTGTTTATCGTTGTTGGAATTTTGCTGGTGAAAGTTCAGAAGCTGAAAACATATGTTTTGTTAATTCAGACATGGTTTTTAGTAAAGATTGGTTAGCTAATCTACTAAAACATCATGATGGTATTAATATTCCTTGCTCTAGACTTGTTGAGAGTGGTAAGATGTTAAGTGGTACTCATGGAGTTAGCTATAACTGTGGTAGAGGACCTAAAGATATTGATTATAAGCTATGGGAAGATGTTGTTGTTGAAACAAAGCGTGATGAATTAAAAGATGGTGGATTATACATGCCATGTGTATTTGATACAAAACGATTCATCGAAAGTGGAATGTACCCAGAAGGTAACATTTATCAAGATGGAATCGGAACACTTAATGGATTTATTCAAAGTGGTGATGATTGGTATTTTAAAAAATTAAATAAAGAATACGGTATGAAACACGTAACGGTGTTTGATTCAATCGTATACCATATACAAGAAGGTGAAAAAGACGAATAACACAAAAAAAAAACAAAAATATGAAAATAAATGATAATGATTTATTGGTAAAAATGAAAAGTATAATATTTCATGATGGTGATGTTAGACCAGTATGGGTTGGTCCAAAATTAGCTGATACAGATGTGTTAGAATTTAAAAACTACAGTAAATGGGCAAATGAACATTGGGGTTTATATAAGGCATTCATTAGTGATATGCGTGATGATTCAACTATTTTAGATTTAGGTTGTGGTGTTGGTTTTTGTACCATCAATTTGTCTGATGTATTTAAAAATAGTAAAATATACGGGTATGATATTGACTCAGTTAGTACCAATTTCGGTATTGAATATAATTCAAATGAAAATATTAAATATCTTTGTGAGGATATTATTAATAATAAACTAATCAAATCTGATTTTATATTTTTAGTTGAGACATTGGAACATATTAAACACCAATATCATTATACATTGATTGATAATTGTTTAGAAGCATTAAATAATGATGGGTTATTATTTATAAGCACACCTAACGAACAAACATTCGTTGATGGTGATAGAGGTCATGTTGGTATCTTAACCAATGAATTTTTTATTAAATTTAAAGAAAGGTATCATGATAAGATTGTCTCCATTGAATATTACGAAAACACTAAATTATTAGATGATAATTGTGATAATTACATAAATAAAAATGATGGAAGTCATTTTAAAATAATACTGAAAAAATAATGAAAAAAGGATGGTTGGTTAACGATACACTTACATGTATCCCAAACACTAAAACATTTTGGCATGACCTATTGGAATGGTTACCAAACTTAGAAGATAAATGCAACGGTATCACACCATTTAATACTCTCCCATTTGCTATTGAGAAAAGTTGGTTCAATGGTGAAAAACCACATTATATTATTAGGAATGCAACTTATTTCAGACCAATGAATATTCCAGTCAAAACGATTAGCTTGCTGCAAGATTTATCTTTGGGTAATCAAGAACAATTGGATGTTTGTAATTCATCTGATGTTGTTGTTTTTAACTCACCTTACACACAATCACACTACATCGATAAGATTACTAGTAAATCAGTTATGATTCCTTTAGGTGTTGATTTTAACAAGTTTAAACCATTGGGTGTTGACTATAGCGAAGAGTTAGGTATTCTACCTAATTCAATACTATTCATTGGTGCTGCAACCAATACACCTAAAGGATTTGATATTATGATGGATATTATCAACAACACCAACTATAATTTTTGCTTGGTGATGAAGGATGGTTTTCAGATTGATAACCCTAGAGTCAAAGTATTCAATAGAATCGACCATGATTTGTTGGTGAAGGTTATGAATTCATGTGAAATGTTGGTTTGTACTTCTAGGGTAGAAACACTTCATTTGGCTGGTGTTGAAGCTGCTGCCACTGGGTTACCTTTGGTTACTTCAAACGTTGGTATCTATTATGACTTAGAAAGTGGTATTTGGGGTAGAAACACTAAATCGTTTGAATATCATTATTTTATACGTGAAATAGAATATGTTAAAAATAACCATGGTGAGTTTAACCCTAGAGAAAAGTTTTTAGAGTTAGGATTGGATACTGAGACTTGTAAAAATAAATGGGTTGAATTAATTGAAAGTCTATAATTATCATTTACTTTATTGTTTATTTTATCTATTTTTAAAATAAAACAATATGAGTACATTCGCATACGGAACACAACACCATTCAGACTTAATCGTACAATTGGTTAAATCTGTTAATTGTCAAACATATTTAGAATTAGGTATTTACGATGGTTCAACACTAACTAGAGTTGGCCAAACAGTACCTAGGGTTATAGGTGTAGATATCAAAGACTTACGAATTAATAAAAATGTGGGTGAATTCCACTTATCAACAACACAAGATTTCTTACAAAATTTTAATGAAATGGTTGACGTAATCTTTATAGATGCAGACCATTCATTCGAATCAGTTAAAGAAGATTTTGAATCAGCACTAAGGTTACTTAATGAATTTGGTATTATAATATTACATGATACAGACCCTATATCTGAAAAATACTTAGACAAAGGGTATTGTGGTGATTCATATAGAATGCTTGATTGGTTAGAAGTCAACCACCCAGAGATGAGTGTTATCACATTACCAATATCTGAAGCTGGTTTAACAATAATAAAACGTTCTAGTGATAGACGTGTAAATAAATTTTTAAATTAATGAATAAAAAAGTTTTATTAGTAGGAGGTGCTGGATATATCGGTGGTCTTACATGTGACTATCTAATCAAAGATGGTTTTGACGTAACAGTCTATGATAATTTATTATATGAGAATAGATTTCTTAAAGAAATACCATTTATTTATGGTGATATAAGAGATACTCAAAAATTATACGAAGTATCTAAAGATTTTGATGTTATAGTACTTATGGCCGCACTAGTTGGTGACCCAGCTTGTAGTGTTGACCATGTATTAACTGAAGAAATAAACTACAAAGCAATAAAAAATTTCTGTGATGTTGTTTCACCATCTAAACATTTGATTTTTATGTCTACATGTTCAGTTTATGGTGCTCAAGATGGTTTATTAAATGAGGATAGCCCAACCAACCCATTATCTTCTTACGCTTCAACAAAATTAAAAGCTGAAGAACACATACTAGCTAAAGGTGGAACTATTTTTAGACTTGGTACTGTATTTGGGTTAGGTGATACTTATTCTAGATTAAGAATGGATTTGGTTGTTAATGTATTGACAATGAAAGCTGTTAAAGATGGTGAAATCACTATTAATGGTGGTGACCAATGGAGACCAATTATTGCTGTTAAAGACATAGCTGGTTATGTGACTGAAGCTTGTAGAGAACAATACATGGGTATCTATGTATTATCACTTGAAAATGTTATAATTCGTGAATTAGGTGAAAAAGTTTCAAAGCTAATTCCAAATACAAAAGTAAATTATACTGAAATATCTTTTCAAGATGCTAGAAACTATAAAGTTGATAACGCTAAATCGTTAGAAACGTTTAAATATAAACCAACAGTAACGGTAGAAGATGAAGTTGCTAGAATGGTTTCATTATTTAAAGAGAATCGTGTAGAAAACCCAGAAGATAAGATTTACCATAATGGTGCTTTCTTAAAAAATAAAAAAGAAATTAACGAATTATCATAATGGAAGTAAAATTATTAAATGGTGGTATAGCCGTAGATGATAGAGGTAGTGTTAGATTTGTAAATGATTTTAACTTTGCTGATGTTAAAAGATTTTATCATGTTGAGAATCATAGACAAGGATTTATAAGAGCATGGCATGGTCACCGAAAAGAAGGTAAGTATGTTTATGTTGCTACTGGAACAGCACTTGTTGGTGTTGTACACATGGATACTGGTGAAGTTCAAAAATTTGTTTTAAGTTCTAAATCACCTAGAGTATTATTTATTCCAGAAAATCATTATAATGGTTTTAAAAACTTAGAAGATAACACATCAATACTTTTCTTTTCAACTAGTACACTAGAAGAAAGTTTAGGTGATGACATAAGACTCCCACATGATACTTATAACATTTGGGATGAAGATTTTAGATAATATTAAAGATATGAAAATATATGTTTTAGGGGCTAGTGGAATGCTAGGCAAATACGTTTCAAGTTATTTGAAACAAAAATTTTACGTTATCGATATCAATAGAAATAAAATTGATGCCGCTAATTTGAAACAAGAAGAATTACATGCAAAACTATTTCATTTGGGTTTAAAAAGCGGTGATGTTGTTATTAACTGTATGGGAACAATCAAACCAATGGTAGATGCTCTAGGTGATTTAAATGCAATACAAGTTAACTCTGTTTTTCCTAGGATTCTTGCAAATGTTTCCGAAGAGATTGGTGTTCACTTGATTCACCCAACAACTGACTGTGTTTATACTGGTTTAAAAGGTTCTTACAATGAAGATGATAAATATGATGTTAGTGATGTATATGGTATGTCTAAAGCTATGGGTGAACCATCTAATTGCACCGTAATTAGAACGTCAATAATAGGTGAAGAAGTTGGTCAAGGTCGTTCTTTGGTTGAATGGGTTAAATCTAGTGCGAATCAAACAGTAAATGGATTTACAAACCATAATTGGAATGGTGTTACTTGTTTACAATTTGCAAAAATATGTGAAGAATTAATAAATAACAACAATTATTGGATTGGTACTAAACATATACATTCAAACACACTTAACAAACAAGAACTAGTTCAAACAATTAGTGATGTGTATGGTTTAAACATTACTGTAGAACCAAAAGAAACACCAATTAAATGTGATAGGTCAATGTCTACAATACATAATATTGGAATTGAAATACCAACATTATTGGAACAAATAAAAGAAATGAAAGAGTTTAGTAACACTTTATACGCATAATCATGAAAATTAGTAATTGGATTAAGAATAAAATAGCTATGTTATCCTTAGCTATGAGTAAGGTTGAGAATAATACTTTATCACAAACGGGTACGCCATTAGGTGAGGATACTAGTAAATTTCAAAGACATACTAAAGGAACAGCTATTGATGACTTAAAACAAGGTATTATCACACAAGAAGTAAAAAACTTAAGATGGAGAACTTATAAAATATTAGGTGAAACACAAGGTAGGATAGCTGAAATAATTGGATATGACGATGATGGTATACCTATTGTTAAAACTAGAAAAACAGATAATAAATCTGGGTTGAGAAAAGTAAAAATAGAACCATCTGATAAATACCCTATTGAAATGGTTGTTGATAATAGTGAAATACCAACAAGCGGTAATGATACTATAAATAATGAGTATTTAGATTTATTAGATAAACCACAAATTATTTATGATGAAAAAGGTGAGGCTATTAGTGCGACACATGGTGAGATAGATGCTAATGAATTTTTCATTACAAATAAATCAGAATTACCAATAAACATAGAAAGGGATGAAGCACCAAAATTTAAGATAGAGAATTTTACTAAAAAATTACATATACGTAAAATAAGTGAATCTAAAAGACTTTTAGAGTTTTATGTTAGTATGTATCCAGATGAGTTTGTAAGGACAACTAGACTCTTTATTAGTGAGGTTAAAAAAGCTATAGAGAACCCTAAACAATCAACTATGTTATCAGTAAACAATGTTGATTTTGTTTCATATAAAACAATTGGTGTGAATGATTTCTTAATGTTTAAATATAATAATTTAAAATTTGATAAAATTGCAACATTCAATGGTCATTATGTAATTAAATTTATAGGTGATGTTGAAATAAATGGTGAGTCAATCTTTGATGAATATAGAGTTGATGAATTAGATAATAAGTACGAAAATAAGGATAAAAAATAATATTTTTAACCTTAAACGTATATTTATAAAACAAAAGGTATATGATTAAAAAATCAGTTTCAGCACCAAGAACCAGAGCTAAAAAAAGCGATGAGAATGTTCCAGAACAACAAAAATCAATTATTGATTTGG